TGCCTTCACAAATGCTGTTGCTATTAACTTTCCACCTTGATTAGTCATAATGTTCCCCATGTAATTAAAATAAATAAAATAAATGCAATAACAATACAGGCTGTGATAACCATTTTGTCTTCTTTGTCAAAGCCTTCTTGCTCAAAGTTTGGCTCTGGATGCTCAGGAAATGCCTCAGCTAGTGTTCTTGGAAATGTTTTTGTTGTGGGATTAATATTCCCTTTTCTAAATTTAATTGTCATCTTCAAAGTCCTCTGGTTCGCAATTTGGGCATCCTGGATGGTCAGGGTCTTGGCAGTGTGGATGTGCAAAATAATGGCTTTTGTATTGTTTTTCAAAAAAATCTTTAGCCCTTAATTCTGCATATTCAGGGTCTTCATCATAATCATTCTCAGGCTCAAAATATGATCTTGTTCCCATTAGAAACTCCTAAATTTGTTAAATTCATTAACTAACTTAAAATAACTAATTGGGTATCTTCTTTTACCAATGACATCCCAAAATACAACCACAGTATCTGAATCATATTTCCAGCAACCATCTTCAGTCTTGCCATCTTGTGTGTAGTTATAGGCTCTAGACATTGACACATCTTTTTGGCAAGCATCAGTGGTTATTACAATCTTTCCTCCAGATTGGTTATCAGTCTCTGCAAAGTTACTAGCATGTGCTAGATTTGCAATTAATAAAAGTGCTAAAAGTTTTTTCATAATGTTTACTTATTAAAAGCCCCATTTCTGGGGCATGATTTATTAAAATGGGTCAAATACTGCACAATTGCTAAAATCACCTATAACTCTGGTTTTGTATTGTTTGCCATCAATCAAAACAATTTCACCATTTTTTACAGTTTCCATATTATTTAAACGATCTCTGTGATCTATATCTTTTTGGCTATAGTTTGCTGACAAACAAGCACTATGTTGTAAACCCCAAAATATTCCATCATCTTCTGTTTTGTAACCTTGATACAAACTAACTTCAATATAACCATGTTTTGCACCAATATCCATTGTGAATACTTTGTCATATTGCATTGTTTGTGTTGTGATTGATAATGTTTTCATAATTTATTTCCTTAATTTATCTAGATTTAATGAGTATCAGTTTTGTGCTGATGTTTGTTATTGTAAACATATATTTACCCTTTTTTGTAGGTAGTTTCCCTAAAACCACAAAAATAATTAATTTAGTCAATATTTGTGTACAATCAGCAACATGACAAAGCAAAAAGCCATATTACTTGCAGGAACACCAGCCAAACTAGCCAAACTTTTAGGAGTTACTAGGCAAGCTGTAAACAATTGGGATGAGATACCAAAGGGCAGGCTATGGCAGTTGAGAGTTCTTAAGCCTGAATGGTTTGATGAGCTGTTAAGATTTTAATATATAATTTTTTGAAACTGGGCTAGGTCTGAAGTCATGAGCAGATCGAAAAGAGTACTCCCCTCCTGCCTTAGTTTCTTTTCTGGGAGTAACGCGGAGCATTTATGAGAATAAAAAATTGGACTAAATTTCAGCATTTTAAGGACAGGAAACCACCCTGGGTCAAACTGTATCGTGACCTTTTGGATGACATAGACTGGCATGAGCTTGATCCTTTGTCAGCAAAAGTACTCTGTATGCTTTGGCTTATTGCCTCTGAAGATGATGGAAATATTCCTGAGCTAAAAACACTTAGTTTTAGACTTAGACTGCCATTAAAGACTACTAAAGATTGCTTATCCAAACTTAATCATTGGTTGATACATGATGATATCAATGTGATATCAAAAGTATATCAACATGATGGTCTAGAGACAGAGACAGAGACAGAGATAGAGACAGAGTTAGAGAAAGAGACAGAGGTAAAGACAAAAGCCTCAAGGCTTTCCCCAAACTGGAAATTATCTGAGTCTGATTACAATTTTTGCAGATCAGAAAGACCAGACCTTGATCCACAAAAAATAGCTGAATCCTTCAAAGATTACTGGATTTCTAAACCTAAAGATGCAAGTAAAACTGACTGGTCAGCAACTTGGAGAAATTGGGTCAGAAGACAGGATATTTCTAAAAACAAGCAAAAATCCTTTTACCAAAGTGATTTAGAAATTAAAAAAGCTAGACATGATGAAATGGTAGGGAAAACCAAAAGACCAACTATTGACATAACCCCTAATGACATATTGGAGCTGAAATGAGCCTACCTATAGAAGTTATTAATAAGGTTTTTTTAAGACTTTCCAACACTTATGGATCAAGTTGGGATTCCATGTGGGCATTAAATGACATTCATGAAGTCAAAGAACTTTGGGCTAGTGAGCTTAATTTTTTTCATGAAAAATGGGATTGTTTTAGATGGGCTTTTGAAAATCTACCTGAAAGACCTCCAAATTTAATTCAATTTAAAAAATTATTGATGGAATGTCCAAAATTACGAATTGAAACTCAAGTTTATTTACCACCACCAGATGTTCCACCAATGTCTGATGAAATAAGAGAAAAAATAAATGAACTGCGAAAAAGTCTAACTGCTCATAAATATCAAAGGTGAACTATGAAAACATTAATATCTACTGTTGAACAAGATGAAATTACAAAAGAATGTTCAAAATCTTTTGATTTTCAATTTGATGGGTCTACCAAGTTTCAAGTTCCTTTTTTTGAAAAACCTGAAAATTTCCAAATAGGCTTGATTGTAGGGGCATCAGGCAGTGGCAAATCTTCTATATTATCTACCATAGGAGAGACTGAGAAAGTGTCTTGGAATCCTAATAAAGCCATTTGTAGCCATTTTGAAAATGCTTTGGATGCTCAGAACAAACTTAGTGCTGTTGGACTTAATTCTGTGCCATCTTGGTTAAAGCCATATCATGTGCTTTCTATGGGAGAAAAGTTTAGAGCTGATTTGTCAAGATCACTTAAAGACAATGCCATCATTGATGAATTTACTTCTGTTGTAGATAGAAATGTGGCTAAATCTTGTTCTTATGCAATAGCTAGACACATAAGAAAAAATGGTTTGAAAAACATGGTGTTTGCTTCTTGTCACTATGACATTATTGAGTGGTTACAACCTGATTGGATTTTTGATACAACTACAAGCAGACTTACAGTCGCAAGGGGGTCAGTTCGGCCAGTTTTGGAATTGGAAATACTTCCTTGCACAACCGAAGCATGGTCAGTCTTTCGCAACCATCACTATATCTCAGGAAACCTTAATAAAAGTTCACGATGTTGGATCGCAACATGGGAGGGAACGCTTGTTGGATTTGCCGCAGCTATCACTCTTCCCTCTGGAACTTTAAAAAAAGCATGGAAAGGTCATAGAACTGTGATACTTCCAGATTTTCAAGGACTTGGTTTTGGTGTCAGAATAAGTGATGCAATTGGACAAATATTTGTAAATGAGGGATGTAGATATTTTTCTAAGTCTAGCCATATTAGACTTGGTGAATATAGAAACAATTCACCTTTGTGGAGACCAACAGCTCACAATATGCAAGATAGAAGTAGGCAATATAAAAAATCATTAGAACACAAAACAGACTTTTTTTGGTCTAAAGAAATGACCGAAAGACATGCAGATAGGATTTGTTATTGTCATGAATATATAGGAGCAATATGATTAAAACAATTTGGCAACCAGTTCCATCTTGGGACAATATGGTAAAAGATAGATTAACCACAAAATTCCCTATAGCAGAAAGGTTGCCAAAATCAACCAGAAAGTCCAAGGAGCTATCCAAATGTGAAAAGTTAGGTGTATGTAGCCCATCAGAAAAAACTTGTCCAAAATGCCCAAACAAGAAAGCTATTAAAGTTTCTAAGAGTTTGCCTTTGGTTAATCACTTTCCTAGAATTTACAATAATTTGGGATCAATATATTCAAATGAAATGAGGAAATGGATTATAGAAAATGTTTGATTGGGATGCTGAATATCAAAAAATAATCAAATTTTATGCTGAACTTGCTTTAAGAGATGGATGGATTGATTATGTAAGGTATGCAGTTAAACAAAAACAAGAAACAGAACCATTGCTGAAAAATTTGGCAAAAGATGTGGCTCAAAAAATTAAGGAATTAAAAGATGAGAACAGCAAGTAGGATTGATAATAACCAAAAAGCCATTGTGGAGGCTCTCAGGGCTGTTGGGGCTACTGTTTACCATATAAAAGAGCCTTGTGACCTTTTAGTTGGCTATCATGGTCAGACTTTGCTTATGGAGGTCAAAAACTTAGACAATTCTTATGGCAAAAAAGGATTTAATGCAAACCAAAAACATTTTGCAGAAAATTGGAAAGGAGGAGCTTTTTGCCTTGTAGATAGTATTGAATCAGCTCTCAGAATGTTAAACATAATGGTTGATTAATATGCAATACAAACTTGTTAATCCCCAGCAAGGTTCAGCTCTAATGAAAACCCTGTGGGCAAAAATGAAAACAGCATTGGAATCAGGGAAAACCCTAGTTCTTAATGTCCAGGAGGAAACCAGGACACATGACCAAAATTCCAAATTTCATGCAATTATTGCTGACATAGCAAAGCAGGCAGAGCATTATGGAGCTAAGTGGGATGTGGAGAGCTGGAAAAGATTTTTAATAGACCAATTTGCTTCAGAAACAGGTCTAAGAGCTTCCAAAGTAGCCCCATCATTAGATGGGTATAGGATTGTGCAGTTAGGGCTTCAAAGCCGTGCTTTCACCAAAGACCAAGCCAGTCAATTTGTGGACTGGTTAGAGGCTTGGTGTGCTCAAAAAGGAATTGAACTTGAAAGCAAACCCTAAAAGGCAATATGTTAGAAGTGCCAAACTTTTAAACAATATTAGATACCTACACTGCCATGCCTGTGGTGCTGATGACCAAACAATAGTGGGTGCTCACTCCAATAGCTCTGCACATGGAAAGGGCAGGGGAATAAAAGCTGATGATAATATGGTTGCTGCACTGTGCTGGGACTGCCATCATGCCCTAGACCAAGGACATTATCTAAGCAAAGAGGAAAAGGAACAGTTTTGGATGGATGCTCATTTGAGGACTGTATTTAGCCTGATAAAGGCTGACTTGTGGCCGTCTAGTGTGCCACTACCCCAAACCTACCTTGACTACCAAAACAAGCTAAATTAGCTCTTTTCTGGATGTGCCTTTTCCATAGGCAGATGCTCATGCTTTTTGAGCTTATCTTCTAATCTGTGCAACTCATGCTCAGTCTTCTTTTCATGCTCCCTTAAAACCACATAATGTGATTTAGGAGACTCATAAGTTTTGCCTGTAATTTTAAAGTTTTTCATGCTATTTTCTTTCCTTCTTGAAGTTCAGCTAAAGATAGTCCATTAGTGTATTGGAAATGTGCCATTTCTTTAAAGTGAATCCATTTGCCTGCCCACTCTAGACCAGCTTGTTCACCTAATTCACCTATTGTTGCCCAAACTGGGTGACTTCCATCCCAATCAGCTTTTCCATTGACCAGAGGCACAACATCAACAGCACACCTATAGTTATGGAAAGACTCACCCCCTTTAGCATTTGTAACAATTCTTCCTTCTGTGGTTCTACCTTGAGCATATAGTGCATCCTGGCTTTCATTATCCCTATATGTAGATGTAACCAACAAGTCAATGCCAGAATGTTGGCAAGCCTTAATAAAATCTTCAACCTTTGCTTTAACTTCAGGTAGTAACTCATATAAATTCCTTGAATTAATCATTTTTCCTCCAATGGTGATGATTTATGTAGCATTGCATCCTTGGCTTGTGAGCCTGCACTAGACCCAAAGTAGAAACTCATGATAGCAGTCCAGGCTGTGCCAAGACTACCTAACATAAGTAGTAATGCATCTGATGTCTTGAATGTCTCCATCATCAATCCTACCAATATACCAAAAAACCCTAATGTGACCATAATAGCCAAGGCTGGAGGAATAAATGAGTGAGTATTTGTTTGCATGTCCCTGGCTGACTTTCTGTCTTGGACTGCCAGTTGCTCGAAATCTAAACCCAATTCTTGTGCCTTTGCCTTGAGAGCTATCTCTGCTTGCTGGACACTTGCTATCTGGTCAGCAGTAAGTTTTCCATCATCAAGCATCTTTTTGGCATCATCTTGGGATATGCCAAGGACTTTGGAGACTGCTTCATATGCTAGACCTCCAAGAGGTCCTCCAATAGCTGTGGCAATAGTAGGTGCAATAGTTTTTAACCAATCCATATTAACTCCTAGTTACAGTATCTTGGTGAATACCCTGTTTCCTGAAAAATTTTATAACACTCATACTCTTTGCTATTTGGCTTGAATTTCTTTTGAAACTCAATATGCCATTGCTCCTCTACTTTACTTCTCTGATAATCCCAGTGGATGTAATACATCAAGCCTGCAACTGTGATGATGACCACCAAGATTGCAATACATATTGCAACTCTAAAATTCCATTTTTCTCTGTTTCTTTTTTTTCTGTAAGACTCTTGCTCATCCTTTTTTTTTGAGCCTGTTCATACTTAGACTTGTCTTTCTCAAGTCTTGCTCTTTCCTCTTGAAAATCTGTCCACAAAGCACCTAGTTCTGGAGGAGCTTCATAAGTTAAAAGTTGCCTTAAATCATATTCAGCCTGCTGGAGTTGCTTTTTCTTGATGACATTCTCAAGAGCCTGTGCTTTTATGCTTTTGCCCTTTGGAGGATTCTTTTCTTTTTCTTTTAATTCTTTGTGGGCATTTTCCTGATGGTCAAAGAAATTACCAACTCCCTCACTTAGCTCTGCATAAATACCATAAACTTCTTTTCCAACATTTTTGGCATCTTTGTAGATTGCCACCCCTTGCTTGATGGCACTCACAGCAGAGATGGCAAGCATGAAAGGCATGTTATTTCAAAGTTACATAGTGAGAAATAAAACCAACAAAGCTAGATAGTCCTGAAACAACCATCATGCCTACCCAAAAACCACCCCTAGACTTATCAGCCATAGAAATAAGTTTATCAATAGATAACTCAAGTTTGTCTATTTTTCTTTCCATAGAGTCAAACTTTTTCTCATAATCTTCTACTTTTTGCCAAAGTACTCCATACTTGACAAGGTCAATTGGTGATTCTGTGCTCATGGTTTCAATAAGTCTTTAATTGGAATAAATCTGCTTTGAGCATTTTCAAAGGCTTGTTTTTCTGCTTCAGCCTGGGTTTTAATAGTTTTTTTAGCTGTCATTTTTTCAAGATAGTGGCTTGTTGCAAGAGCAGGCAATCCCATGCCATGACCAGCAGTTACTGTTTCAGCAACCACTGGCAATCCCTTATTAACAATAAATTCACCTACTTTTTGACCAAGTTTTTTTTCTACATTTATTTTTTGAACCGCTGCACCAGGATAGCCAGTATTGGTTTTAAAAATATGTACATTATTATGATAATCTCTTATATTCTCCATTTCTTTTGGAGAAAATAATCTATTCATCACTTCTTTATTGTCATTCAAAAATGTAGTCAATTTTTCAGGTGTTTTGTCAGACATCTGATTTAAAAAATGAGATTTAATTTCACCAATAGCTTTTTGAGCTTTAGGTTGCAATTCATCAGGCATACTTTTTAAAGTATCAATTACATGAGTAAATTGATCCACAGGCATGCTAGTAATGTTTTGAGGTATTTTCTCAATTTGTACTTTTCTGTTTATGCCATTTGGCCCACTAGATTCCAATATATTAGATATTCCTTTTGGGTTATCTAATGTATTTTTTCTTAATTCAACTAATGCTCTAGCATCTTTATAAAGTGGTGTATCTCCACCAATAGTGTCTAATACATCAGCATCAACAGCTTCTTTTAATGCCCTATGAATACCAGCATTTCCTGGTGACCAAACATTTTTACCATTTAGCCATTTTCTAAATTGTTCAGAAATATGAGCATTAGTAGGCAATAAATTACCATCTTCATCAAGCATTTTAAGTTCTTGAAGTTTTGCTTTTGATGCTTCAGCTAATTTTGAATTTTCACCTAATGGCAATAATGTTGGATCATTTAATACTTGATTTATATGGCTAGTAAAAACAGGAACAGATTTTCCTTGTTCATCTCTAGCATTGTAAATCTCACTTGTCTTTTTATCAAAATAGTTTTCTAAATCTTTTAGAGGTTGAATAATAGTATTTCCTCTTTTATATATTGAAGATTCATCAAGACCTAATGTTCCACCAGTATCTTTAACTAATTTTTGTTGATAAGCATTAATTCTATTTTGCTCATCAGCAAATCTTTCAGCTAAGTAGTTACCTAGAGCTGTATCAGTTTTAGATGTCTGGTAATTTGTGGCTCTTTCTTTTCCTTTACCTTCAATAGCAGATAAATCAGCCTGATGATCTTCACCCATTACTTTTTGAGCTGTTTTAGCTCTAGCATATTGCTCATCTAAGGGCAGACCAGACTCACCATAATGAACTTCTTTAAAGTCTGCATCTGGAGTTGTAGGTTTGGCAGTTCCCAAGTCTTGTGCAACTGGAGGAGCATTACCTTCTTGTACAACTTGTTCAATAGGTTGAATTTGCTCAGGATTAGCTTTTTTCTGTTGAAAGTCTTGTTCTAATTGCTGAAGATTTTGGGTAATTTCAGGAACTTTCTTTTGTTCTAATTGTTTTTGAAGTTCAATTTTTACTTTAGGTACTTTCTGACCTATAGCACCAGATATTAATTTAGCTTCCTCAACAACAGGCTTTGTTACTGCTTTAACAACAGGCTTTAATTCTGCTCCAGCTTCAGGAACAGCAAAACTTGCTGTAGTAAGCATAGCTCTAACATCTTGAACAGGCAAACCAGTTTTTTGAGCAATAAAGTCAGCACCTTTATTTCCATATTCACCAATAACTTGGCTAATCTTATTACTTAATTCTTGCTTGTATGCAGGGTCTTCTGTAACACCAAAGAATTTACCAACTGGTTTTTCAAACAAAGAACTAACTTTTTGACCTAATTCTTCAGCTTTTTGAGGAGGCATTTGATTAACTCTAGCCCCTATTTGTGCCATATTTCCAAGAACAGTAGGAACAGGAGAATAAGCTACATCAGCAAGTGATGCTAAACCTTTGCCTACATCACTTAAAAATCCTGTGACTCTACCCTTTGGCTCTGGAGGAGGAGGCTCAGAATAAACATCTAAAACAGCTTTGTGCAAATCAAGTGGATGATATATTTCAGGAGTAGCAGTGGTTTGGGTCACAACATCAGCCATTGGCTGTGCAGGATTAAAAGTAGTCATGCTACTTTTCTTTGGTGCAATTATGTCTTGTGAAGTCTTGGGTTTTTTTCCATAGACTTCATCAACTGCATTGTTCATCTCATCTAAACTTAGAATAGTCATTATTGACCACCAGTTACAAGTGAATAAATTTTGTTATATCTTGTGATTAAGTCAGCATAGCCCTTGGATTCTGGACCACCAACTGCATCAATCACTTTTCTCAACTCTACTTTATCTTTATTTTTGATAGCATCATAATACTTGAGTGCATCAATATCAGCAACTGAAGACCATTTTTCTGTGTAATCTCTGCCTGCTAATGGATTGTTTCCTGCCTTTTTAATGGCATTATTCATTCCAATTCCATACAAATCTATTCCAGTTACTAATGCTCTATTAGTTCTGGCTGTAGCTTTAATTGCATCTGAAGTCCAATTAGTAGTTCCAATTTGTTCTTGAGCAATTGATCTACCTTGGTCTGTGCCTAAACCAGCTTGTTGTGCAAGATTGCCAGTCTGTAAAGCCATGTAATGACCAAGTTGTTGAAGATTGCTTGCCTCATCAGCTTTCCAAGGAATTGCTGAGTACCCACCCCCAAGTTTTGCAATTGCTTGAGCACCCACACCAGTAATAGATTTATCAGCCAAATCAATAATTTGGTTATAGTTATATGTGCTTTGTGCAACTGTTTTTCTTTGGTCAATAGTATCAAGTTGTCTTTGTCTTTCTAATTTAACTGTTTCAGGAGTCTCATAAGGAGCTAATCTATTTGGTGCATTAGATGGAGGCTGATTTACTTGAGGCTGTATTGCCCCTGGTTGAATATTTCCTTTTTGTGCTCCACCAGGTTGAGTGATTTGATTTTGATTGACTCCAGCAGGAATAGTAACTTCACCAAGGATATTGCCTTGTGCATCCTTAACATAAGCAGTTGGATTATTGCTTGCATCAACTCTGCCTGTAGCTTCATATCTTTGCCCATAACTTAATGGTGATGGACTTACAGTTAATCCCCCACCAACAGGAGTTCCTGGTCTTGTTTCTGCAATTTTAGGGTTTCCTGTAGTGACTGGCTGAACAGTTCCACCAAGATTTTGAAATTGGACATTAGGAAACTTAGATGCAAACTGTTCAGATGGTGATGCAGAACTTCCAGCAACTCTATTTCTTAGTTCTTCATATCTGTTGTAGTCTTTTTTGGTTACTGCATCTTCTAACTGACCAAGCAAATTAGATGGATGTTTTGGCAGACCTACAGCTTCAGTTCCTTTTCTGACAATATCTAAAGACCTAGTTAATGCTTTTTGATTTACTTCACCATTTTTATCTACATAATCATCAATTGGAGGCAAAGCATTAATCATTTTTCTTGCATAATCTTCACCAGAAACAAGATAATTTTGTTTTGCTTGTTGTGCTCCAGTCTGAGCAGTTTCTGTTCTGGCTTCAGCTTCTTTAACAGCTAATGGATTTAATTGTTGTGCTTGCTCAATAGCCATTTGAGCTTGCTGAAGTTGTAAAGGATTTAACTGTTGAGCTTGTTTGTAGGCTTGGATGCCATTTGCTGCGTTCACCATCTGTGCAATTGAATTACCCTGTACAGGAGTTGTTTGAACAGGAGTTGGTGTTGCTATTGGAAAAGATTGAATACCCATATTTATCCTTAATAAGTTGGGTTATATGGTGATGGTGCTGTTACTTGATAACTTGGTGCTTGATAAGGTGTTTGGAATCCTGTCATGTTAGTTGAAGTTACAGCATTAGCTCCTGCTTGGTTAGCTGGATTTAACAATGATGCCAAAGTCAAATTAGAACCCACACTATTCAAACCACTAGCCAAGGCACTGGCACTGCCCACTGTGCCTGCCGCTTGTGCATTAGCCGCCCCAACCCCTAAATTGCTAATATTTGTAGCATTTCCAGTAGAAAGATTAGAAAGATTAGCCAGGCTTTGTTGACCTATTCCTGCAATGTTTGCTAGTTTGTTATAAATATTAGATTGCTGTGTTTGATAATTATTAAATGCATTTTGATAAGCATTACTTGCATAATCTTCAGCAAACTTAGTGCCTGCAATCCCAATGTTAGAGCCACCACCACTAGCATTTAGGGCTTGGTTTTGAGCACCTAGACCTTGATTAAGCATGAACTGATAATTAGGGGCTAGGTTGCTTTTAAGTTGCTCTGGTCCAAAAGCCTGTGTCAAACTAGGAAGTTGAGACTGTAACTGAGCTAAACCTTGATTTCCTGCTTGTAGATAAGGCTGAAACTGAGGAGACAATTGCTGGTAGTTTTGTTGCAACTGTTGTTGCCCTGCTAATGAAGCATTTGCCTGTGTTTGTGCCGCGCTTTGTGCCGCGTTTGCTTGATTCATAGACCCTATAAGTCCTAATCCTCCTGCAATTGCTAATCCTGCTCCAAGTCCTATAGGCATTTTTATCCCCTTTGAATTAAAACTTCATCCACTTTGGATGGGTCTTTTTCATCTGTTGCATGAATACAAAACCATACACAATCCTCCAAGGACTGAATAGAATGGTTTATCCCTGATTTTATTTCAAAACAGTAAGGAGCACTATACATTTCTTCTGTGCTGTCAGTCCTTACTATCACTTTTCCCTTAGCCAAAAGGCTCAAATGGCTATATTTATGTGCATGTTGGACAATAAAGTGGTCTTTGGGCAATACAAATTGCTTGGCATACAAGCCATCAGAAAAATGGTGAACAATTTGAGGATCAAACTCCATCAAACCTTCATTGGCTTTCAAAATATCAGCTAAATTCAAAATGTACCCCCTGAAATACCACTTAAAGCAGTCAAAGTGCCTTTTACAACTTCATTTCCATCAATTACTGAATTACCTGTAATTTCTTGACTACCTTGAATTGTTTGTTGTCCAGTTTTCATACTAACAAAATTAGGACTTTGCAACCAAAGTAGCCAAGGCAAAGCAGGCTGACCAGATAATTGATCTAGAAATGGCACTCTCGGCCAGAGTATATTTCCACTAGAGCTTGAAGTAGCCATTAGTTTTCACCCATTTCTGCTTTGAGGTTGGCACTTACAATTACTGCTTTTACTGGATCGCTGATGCTAACCTCATAAATTCTGTCTCTGGCAGTACCCAATCTGCGCCAAATAGCACGATTCCTGTATTTACCCACTTTGCCAATCGTACACCAATGCTCATTGGAATAGGTAGAGCCACCATCATTTGACCATCTAAGCATAGCCTGTGGATTCTGTCCTTGATCATTTTCTAAGCCAACACCAGGCTGAAATTGAATTTGTAATTCAGCAAAATATTGCCTTTGCAAATCAGTTACCAAATGTGGGCATCTTCTAAGCCTTCTAATGGTATTCCCTGCTTCTGTATATACAGAATTGTCTAGTTGGTAGATTTGACCATTTTGATAGTCTCCAACCAAATAAACATTATTGAAAATAGCACCACAATTTGATCTATGCCTATTAAATTGCTGACCATCCCAAGAAAGCCATTTATGCCACATTTCAGAATTTAAATCAAAAACCCAAGTAATGTTGATAGTTGGAAATGTAACTACATAAAATTCATGACCATCTAGCTGATAAGTATATGCAACTGCATCAGCAATATATTGGTTCATTAGGGTTTGCTCTACTGCATGGGTACTTATTCTCTTAAAAGAATAACCTTGCATTACACCAATAATGTTTTGACCTCTTTGGTCTTGACTTACAAATGCAAATTGTTCACCAAATCTTGCAACTGAAAAAGGCGCTGCTATACCATGCTGTACAGATGTTCCTGTAACCCTTTGAAAAGGAAAGCTAATAATGCCAGGAATTACATTTCCAACATCTGTCCACATTTCAGACGTAAATTCACCAAGCAAAAATACTTGTCTGTGATCCACAATTAAAGATACCAGTGGATCAGGAGCACCATCTTTCGAACCATAATAGGCATTAGTGGATGTAACTAAACCCAAGTCTGTGGCCGCCCACAACTGTGTACCAGGTTGATTGTAAATAATATAATTATCTACAACATCACAGACATTTGCCCCCTGCCACGGCCCATCTGTGCTTGGCAAAGTATTAAATGAGTTTGTACTTGCAACCCAATAATATCTATTTGCACCATCAACAATATAAGCATTTAAACCTGTATTGCTCATTATGTTATCTGTAATAGATACATATCCAGTTGATGTAGATAATGTACCTATTTGTGTAGAAATATATGAACTTCCATAAATAACAGAATAGACAATGTTGCCTACTACTACAATTAAATATTTACCACCAGAAAGAGTCCTCATTCCTCTAACTGGAGCATTATTGAGCTGTAATATGCTTGTTAAGCCTGGGGTTGGATATAAAGCAACCACACCTCTACTTCCAGGAGGCTTTAAAGGATCAATTTCAGGATAGAAATTAATGCACTCTTGAGCTTCCTGATAAATAGAGGCCGCTTCATAAGAGGGGCCGACAAAACCAAAATCACTCATCTAAAGAAACCTCCGCTAAGTATCCAACCTGCATCTTTTTGTCTTCCAACTAAAAGTGAGTCTGCATAAGTGGAAACAATAGCTGGATTCATGTTTGTTCTCTTTACTGTTGACTTTCCTTGTGCGGCAAACTTCATAATCATTTGAATTTGTGTGGGAGAGGCTTTGCCATACATAGGCATTAATCTTTCTGCCAAGCACCACCTGAGAGCCATGTTGTAGCCTTGTGGCAAATTGATATTATCAAATTGTGTGGTAAATCTTTGAAAAAGTTGATCTACAAATATGTGCATTTCACCTTGGGATGGGTTCGGCCACAGGTACACATTCCCCAAAGTCTCTGTGGGTTCATAGTACACAGCCTTCGGCCACGGCCCATTTAGTGTCTTCAGACCAATCATCTGATACTGTTCTACATTCAACACAGAAACAGGATAATCCAAACCACCATTTGTTATAGGTTGACCATTTGAATAAGTATTAATTCTCACAAAAGCAGAATTAAACCTCAAAGGTCTTTGATAATAAGAATTAATAGTTTCACTTGTTATAGGACTTGTATAAGTCTTATTAAGCAAATAAGTGCCTGCCTCATTTACATTGTTTCCTGCTCCTGTGAGCATTTGAACAATAGTTGTACCTGATGTAATGCCAGTTCCATTAAGAGTTTGACCAAGAGAAATACCACCAGACTGGATAGAAGTAATAGTGAGCACATTACCAGTAATACTTCCAGTAAAGATAGCACCAATTTGACCACCTGGGCCGATGGTGTACTGAGTTTGTCCAGAAACAACAGGAAATATGATTTCATTTTTATAAAACACCATCATATCTTCATTAGACCATTGGTCTAACATATCTTGGAGCATATCAAAAGCATCTTGAGATGCTTCAGCAGTTGGGACTTCACCCGCCTCTAATGCTCCAATATCTTTTAATGCTCTACTGATAATATCTAATGGTGTTGTCATTTTTAGCAATCCACAGAGCCAACATATTCAGGCAACAACTTAATGTATTCGTAAGCCTGTGCAATAAAGTTTTTTGAGCCATCTGCAACTGAAGGTGTAAACGCAAAAGTTTCTTCACGATAAACTCGATTTTTTTCTGAATTCATCACATCCATTTTGATGTACATTTGTGCTTTGTCGCCAACCAGACGGCTGACTCTGCAATAGCAATCTGTCAATGTTGAAATTTGACCAAAATTGTTTTCTGCGCTGATGCTGATTTTAAGTGCCATGATTTTTTCCTTTACAAAATTGTGATTTGAGAATTACCAATACCGCCACCAATAACTTGAATTCCAATCCTTGCTGTTTCACTTGTTGATGCAGAAGTTGTTGTTCTAATGGTCAACAATGCTCCAGATAAAACAAATGAAAGGCTCATATTTGTGCCAGTAATGTTGGTAATGTTTTGTTCAACCAAAGTGCCTGATCCATTTTCATTGATTAGGCTTTCACGAGTAGCACAACGTGCGCCACTAGTATTTGATGCGTAATTTGCAACTACTTTAACTGTGGCCGCTTTGCCTGTAAATGAACCAAAATCAATCGTATACCAATCTGTTGATGAAACTGCTGAAACTGTTTTTACACCAGTATTTCCCCAAGTTGCATATTTTGAAACATAGTTGCCAATTACAGATGATCCACCAGAAAAATCAAGCATTGGCTTGGCTGTTGCTTGATTGGTAAAAGGTGAAAGCACACCAGCACCACGACCCATTGCAACTGCACTTATGTACATCGTAAATGGTGTGGCTGAAGTAAATTGCAACTTTCCTCCAGTCATCCCAGTTGACATAACCCATCCATTATTCAAACGAAAATCATTGTTTGAGCCATAAAGATCGGTTGAAGTGCCAGGAGATGAAACAACAATTGCTGGGCTACCAGAAATTATTTTATAAATAACTGCGTAAGACAGTGGAGTGTAGTTATTTGCATTGTCTGAAACAGAGTTTGTAACACCACAAACAGCAAAAGTGCCACCAGTTGCAAATTGAACAGCTTTTCCAAGACCAGTTGGTTCAGTGCTATCAGAAACAATTGATGCAGTCATATTGCTCTGATACAGACAAGAGGGATAGCCACTTTCATTCAAAACAGACCAATCACCACCCAATAGCACATTGCCACTTGGGTACAACTGAGGGGCATTACGGGCTTCACCAGCAAGTGGTGCTGGTTCTCCTGAATATGGAATATTGAAGCCAATTTGACCACCACCCATTGTGTTGCCACTTTGACCAGAAAAGTGTGCGTTTTCAATTTGCCATGAATCTCCATAAACTCCACGAACAGCAGATTCATTGTAAAGACCAATAATGTGGTTAATGCCTCCAGATGTAACGCCATTACCAAGGCTGTCACCAATCACCATTGCATAAATATTGCTATCTGGAGCTGTAATACCATTGCCTGTATCGCAAAACACTTCAGAAGACAATATTTGGTTCATTTGAAAACTTTGAATTGGATAAGATCCTACAGTCCATCCAACATATCCAGTATTTTTAACCCACCAATTTCCCCATCTACATTCTGTCCAAGTGTTCAAATTGACAGTTCCATAACGCTGGTCACAAATTACATTACCCAATGAACAATTGGTCAATGTGTTAAAGTAAAACCCAACAAAATTTCCCGCAGGTGGATAATCACCACCAAACCAAGATGTACCACTAACTGTCACACCTGTATAAGCCGTGTACCATGATGAAAAACGACAATCACCAGTAATTCTGAAACTGGTTACTTCACATTGTTTTCCAAGAAAATATGGTGCGCTTGGAGCACCAAATGTTGTATCACCAATAATGTTTATGTTTTGAATGATGTTGCAGTTGTAAACGCAAAACCATTTTTTATTCAAACCATAACCAACTCCAGCTGTGGCATAAGGATCAATAATTGTATCTGGAACAACTTTGTAAGACAAAGACAAACCATCAATTGTTTTACCAGCTGCGGCGGCAAACATAGAGTTCATGGCCGCTGTGTCATTTGTTGTACCATCACCCTTTGCACCAAACATTAAGGGAGTCAAAATGGGTGAAGTCAAATCACCAATAGATGTGATTGCAGGAATGTTGTCGTAGGTGTTTAACAATGTGTCACTTGATGTTTTGACAACATATTTATACAACTGGTTTGGTGCAACCCAAATTTCACCGCTTGGCACTTTACCAGATGAATCCAACACAATTGGATTGCTTTGTGCAACTGTTCCAGAGCTATTTGTGTATGTTGCCACTTGTGTAGTTGTTCCAGCTAAATATGAATAAATCAAACCGCCAGACAAAGGCACACCATTATTGTCAAAAAATTGTTGACCAACTCCAGCAAAACATGAAAGTGCAACTGTCATTTTTTAATCCTTTTACAAAACTGTGATGCGGCTTGAAGTCATTTCATAACCTTCAACCAAAATTGCCATACGTGCTGTTTCACTTGTTCCACTAGTGGTTGTTCGAACAGTCAAGGTAGCACCAGATAAAACAAAAGACAAAGTTCCATTTGCACCATTAACAGCATTTAAATTGTTTTCTGACAATGTTGCACCACCAGTTTCAAGAACCAAACTGTTTCTATACCAAATCCTTGAACCAGTACCACCTGAAATCAAACTGAAAACAACTTCAACGCGTGCTGAATGACCAGTATAAACTCCAAAATCTATGCTATACCAGTCATAGTTGCTACCACTGCTTATTGTTTTGATATTAGTGTTGTAATACAGAAGCGAATTGGCAACAGGCAAAACACCTGACACATCAGTAGCTAATGCAACTTGAGAAAACGAAACAGTTATTCCATCAGTTCGCAAAACACGATTAGCAGTTGTGCCTGAAGTCCAAGATGGAGCACCACTAGAATTGGTAATCAATGTTGATGTGTTGGCAGTTGTAATTGAAGACAACGTGTTGGCTGTAGTTGTGTAAAGCAATGTGTTTGTGCCTCCAAAGGCAGTTACACCAGTTCCACCATAACCAGTTCCAATTGTGCTCCCAGCCCATGCTCCTGCATAACTTGTTGCAGTCAAAGTACCTGTGCTTGGTACAAAACTTAATTTAGTGCTAGATGTTGTCTGAGGTAAATTACCAGTTGTTGCACTAACAATAGTTGGATACCAAGTAGCAGATGAACTTGTATTATCTGTAATTGCTGTGTTTGTGGCATTTGTTGCTGTTCCAACAGATAAAGTAGATTGAGCTACCCAAGTTGGAGCAGAACCATTAGACTGCAAAACATATCCACTTGTTCCAATACCTAATTTAGATAATGCTGTGCCAGATGAATAATAAGGCAAATCTCCTGCTGTATAGCTAGTTAATCCTGTTCCTCCAGCAGTTGTGGGAGTTGTCTTCCAACCAATTACTTGGATTGCAGAACTATTATCTTTATAAAATAGTTTTCCATCTGTATAGTTAATAGCTAATTCACCACTTGCCAAATTACTAGCAGATGGAGCATTAGTGGTTGTCCCACTGTTGTACAGTATTATTGGAGTGTAATTGGTTTGTGCCATTTTTAAATATTAGGTGTAAAAACTTGAGGCATCCAAGGAGGAATTACAGCTTGCTTTTCCAAAGATTTTAACTGTTCTTGTAGCCTTGAGGTAATAATATTTACCCCATCCTTCATGGTTTCAGCTTCAATCCAATTAGCCACCATTTGTTCAGTAATTTGTTCAAAAGGCACTTTAATTTCTGGATTCTGAAACCACCAATTGCCCTCAGTTTCTACTTTTTTGTCATCTTCAGTAGCAGTCACAAAATATTTGGCATGAGTAATTAGCCCATTTTCAGCAGAAATTTCTGATATTTTCCAAGTGATTTCCATTAGAAAGCACCTCCATTAAGTCCATTTGTAATACATCCAGTGCTTGGATAATAGGTTAATTTGGTTGAACTGGTGTACTCAGTTGACAAATTTCCACTGGTTTGGTTAGCAAAAAGCAAGTATCTTGTGCCTGCTGTGGTTGTGTCATCAGTCACAGTTGCATAAGCAGTTGGGGTTGTCCAGCTAGGTGCAGATGCTCCATTGCTGGTTAAAACCTGTCCAGTTGTGCCATTTGCCAAGAAAGCAGTTGTTCCAGCTCCAGACTGATAGGGTATATTGCTTGCCACTCCTCCAGCCAAATTAGTAGCAGTTCCAACTGCCAAACTAGATTGAGCTGTGTATTGAGGAGCAGATGCCCCAGCAGTTAAAACATATCCTGAAGTACCAAGGCTCAAAAAGCTAGTAGCTCCTGAACCAGTTTGGTAAGGAATTGCCCCTGCTGTGCCACTAGCAATATTTGTGGCAGTTCCAACTGTTAAGCTAGAAGTGGCAACCCAAATAGGAGCAGAAACTGCACCCAAAGTCATAAGTAATGAGCCAGATGTCCCAGGACTTAAATAGGATGTAGTGGCTGACCCAGACTGATAAGGCAGTGAATACTGAGTTGTTCCAGCCAAGTTAGTGGCTGTTGTGGCTGTGTTGGCATTGCCTGTGGTGTTTTGGTTGAAAGTCGGCCAAGTGAATGTCCCTGTTGAGAAATTCCCAGACTGAGGAGTGCCTAGTATTGGGGTCACAAAAGTAGGTGATGTAGCTAGTGCTACAACTGTCCCAGAACCTGTAGTTGAATAACTTGTACCCCAAGCACTACCAGTTGAATTAGGGATGCCTGCACCTGGATAAACCATTGTGCTAGAGGCATTTATTGTGATTGCACTTGAGCCATTGTAGGTAGTGCCAGAGCTAAAAGTAATGTTAGTTCCAGCAGTCAAATTAGCTAAATTAGAACCAAGTGCAATTCCTGAAATTGTGGAATTTGTGAGTCCAGAATTAGGGATGGTTGCATTAATTTGGCTAGGTGCAATACTAATTGTTGTATTGGTTACAGATGAAACCTGACCAGATGCATTTGTAACAAATACTGGAACACTAGAGGCAGAGCCATAAGTGCCTGCTGTGCCTACTGGAGTAATGCTAAAAGTGTATGCACTTAGAGTTAAGCCTGTGCCTGCAAAGTAGGAGGTCGCATTAGCTAACTGACTCCAAGTTACAGGAGTTGTCCCCAATGTTCCACCACTAGAGATAGTACAAACCCAGCCAGAATTTTGCTGAGTTGTGCCATTCATAATAAATGTAAAAGCTGAAATTAAGCTATTCCAAGTGTTAGCATCACTTGATCTAGCCCATGCTCCTGAAGATGCTACATAAATGCCATTTTGTGATGATGTGCTTTGGTTTTTGACCAAAACTCTATCATTTGCCAAAGTGGTATAGCCATCAATGGTCTGCAACCCAGATAATGTAATATTTACTGTGGTTGCAACTGCACATTCAGCCTTAATTGCATATCCTTGAACAAACATATCCACATAGTTTTTATTAACTAGGTCTGTAGGATTGCTTGGAGTTGTGCTAATTGATCCTGTTGTGGTGCTGATATTGGTAAAAGCACCTGAAGATGGTGTAACTAGCCCAATAGAGGAACTATTTATTGTGCTATTTGTGATTGTCAAACCACTTTGAACTGGGTTCAAAGTAGCATAAAAAGGCTGTCCTTGCCCTATAAAAGTATTAAAACTACCATCTAAATTGAAATATGCCTGAACTGGCAGGATATTTTGGTCAGATGTTAGGGCAGGAGCACTCATAATTAATATGCAGTGCAAGTCATAACAATTACATCACCAGCAGACATATTTGTTGCAAGTCCAGTGGTAATACCATAGCCAGTCATTGTGACTGATGTGGTACTACTAGCTGTTTGTTGCAAAAATATGCCTGAACCATTGGTAACATCATTAGCTATACACATCCAGCCATTTGGAGCTGGAGGTAGTGTAAGTGTCCCAGATGCCGCCCCTCCTGAACCCACAGTCACAGCAAAACAATTTGGACTAACACCCTTAATTGTGGGTGAAGTACCAAATCCACTTGCTATAACTGGCTGAGTAGAGAAAGTAGTAACAGGAACAGTGTTAGTTGTATTTGTAAAAGCTACTTGGTTTGTCATGATTGATCTGCCACAGGCATTACATATAAAGTATTTGCTGTTCCAACTGCACTCAGATTAAATCCATTAGCAGGCACTGCAATAACAGTAGGCTGAGACATGGAAATACCAAGCACAAATGATGTGCTAGTGTTTCCTGCTGTAGGCAATACTGCTGGTGTAGGTGTAATGCTAGTAGGATTTAAAGGAGCAATTGAAATAGCAATAGGTGTAGAGCCAGTATTCAAAAATGCACAGTAGTTAATCTGGTCATTGCCAACTGGGACAATGCTCAAAGAACTACTTGCAGTTGTTGTTACTGCCACAGCATAGGTTTGACCTATGGGTCTGTAAACACTGGTATTTGCCATGATGCTTTAAGCCGCGTTAGTGGCTTGTGGGAATCCATCAATCCTCACAACCTGGAACTGATAAACCCCAGATGCAGGCTGGATAGCAGATGCAGAACCAGATGTATTCTGGAATTGCACTGTTAGCACATTAGCAGTTGCAACATCAACATTGGTAATAGCAATATTAGATGTTTGGTTGCCTTGGTATTGCTGAAAGCTAACAATATCTGTAGTCTGAAGACCAGAAATAGGAAAAGTCTGGAGTGATTGTGTAGAAGATGTTGTGAGTGTTGCTGGTGTAATGCTAGGAGCTATGTAGAAAGTCTCATGGGCATTGCCCCTGGCTAGAGTGGTAGATGGCATGTTTTTTCCTTTGAAATGATTAAATTGTACTGTTTAAAACAGAAAAAGCTACCCCTTTTGGGAGTAGCCCTTTCTATTTATTTAGCTTTTTTTAGCTAAAGTCATAACCATAAACATATACATCTCCTGTACCAGTAGCACCAGAGGCAACTGTTACATCAACATATAAAGTTTGATTGTTATAAGCTAAGCTAGTTGAGCTTGAATCAACATAAGCTGTGCCTAAAACTGCTGTTGACAATGCAGAAATTTGTGCAGTTGTCAAAGCACCAAACAAGCTAGATGGTGATCCAGCATTTGTGGTTGTGATGCCTAAAGCTGTTGTTGTTGACAATGCAACTACAGAGCCTGCATTGTTTACATTGGTAACAATCATTTCTTTTGGCAAATAAGCAGTTGAGTTAACAACTGGTACTGGTGTGAAAGCCACAGCATTTAGGTTAACACCTTTGGCAACACCAATCAAACGCAGAGCCTGATTAGTGGTTACATTTTGTGGATGTGCTGTGACTGTGGTTGCTGGTCCGGGATTACTCATTTTTTAGTTTCCTTTAAATTAATGGGTTAAGCCGCGATTCTGCAAGCAAGCTCTTGGTACAGCGGTGCCCAACCATACAACACATCTAAACGAGTAGGAATACTATCGTTATTAATTGTGTATTGGCGGACAACCCGCATGGAAAGTCCAACTTCTTTGTCAGATGCTCTGCCTGCAAAGTGGACTC